CACCGAACGCTACTGGAAATCATAAAAGGACAGAGGAGAGTTAATAATTCATATGAATTCACACGGCGTCAATGAGGGCAATTCTGTCTGGCGCAAAAAATTTTAATCATTAACAATATGTTAATGATGCAGTTTAAGTTTAACAGGAACAACATTTTCAATGAGCGGAAGCTACACTGGTAACTTCACTGCATCAGGTGATGTTACTGCTTATTCAGATAGAAGATTCAAACACAATATTGAAACTATCGACAACGCACTAGATAAAGTTACAAAAATGCGTGGCGTCTCATATGAAAAAGATAATAGAAACAGCATTGGCGTTATTGCTCAAGAAGTTGAAGAAGTAATACCAGAGGTGGTACACACAGACACTGACGGGATGAAGTCAGTTGCATACGGTAATATTGTGGGTGTCTTAATTGAAGCAATAAAAGAACAACAAAAAAGAATTGAAGCTCTCGAAGAGATTATAAAAAATAAATGAGATTTATGCTCATATATTAAATAAAAATGAATAGATAAATATATTGGCAAGTAACCTTGCTTGCTTTATTAACGTTAATAAAATAAGGAGTCACACAAAATGGCAGCACTACCATCAACCGGTAATACGATTTCGATGGGACAAGTACGTAACTACTTTGGTCTAAGCGGCACAGTTTCACTTTACCAACTAGGTACATACATCTCACCGAGCGTAACATCAAACATTAAGCTATCAGGCACATTTGGCGGATGGCAAAACCCTAACAAATGGGGTACAGCTTCAGGTGTAGCACCAGGAAACGACGAGGGTCCAGGCGCAGTATATCCAGCACCAGATGGCACAAATACAATATAATAGAAAGCATGGGTGTTGTTTTTATTGACAACACCCATGTAATCTAGTATAATATAAAAAATCATCAAATGATAAAGTAAACTCAATCACAGGAGAAAACTATGAGTATTAGAACACGATTTGAAATCGAAACATTTTTACTTGGCGCTCATCCAACAGCGTCACGAAAAGCACAGGTTCTACAAGCAGAACTACTTCAAGCACGTGCAGAAAATCACCCAGATCTAGCAGTACTAGAAGCAATTATGGCAGACTTCTCTAAAGAGAATGATGTTGATGCACTTATCGCAGGTATCGAAGAAAGCGAAGAAGAATATTGGGTAAATCGTTTAGCACGTTTAGCCGCAATTGATATTCTTACAATTGGCAAAGTACAACCAGAACACATGAACTACATGGCTTCACTAAGTGATGAAGCTTTTGCAGCATCAGTAAAATCAGCTACTGAACTAGCTAAAACACTAAATGACTCAGTTCGCGAAATTGAAGCAGAACTAGGTTCAGATATTGTTGCATAATGGTAAGTGTTCCCAATTATTATTATAAAAGTAATAAAGGGACGAATGTTGCAATTTGCGTTCCTGTGCGTGATTATGTAACATCTTCTTTTACGTTTAGTCTTGCTATGCTTACAAAACAGTGTGGCAAGACTAATCAGAAGATGTCGTTACATATGGTTATGGGAAGCGAAGTAGCCATGCAGCGTCAACAGTTAGTAGACGAAGCACTGGAAACTGATTGCACACACATACTTTGGTTAGATAGCGATATGGTATTTCCGTCTAACTTACTACAGGCCTTGCTGTCACATGATAAAGACATCGTTGCTTGTAATTATTCCACTAGAGTCGAGCCGCACAGACCAGTTGCGTTTGACAACCCAGGAAATCTAGACAGTAGACTTGGTAGTGGAGAAGGATTAACATCCGTGTTTGCCGTTGGCGCTGGCTGTATGCTAGTAAAAAGGGAAGTTTACCAGAAGCTTTCTAAGCCACATTATAGTGTTGAGTGGAATGATGACTACTCAAATATGGTGGGAGAAGACATTTTCTTCTGTCAAAAGGCAAAAGACAACGGATATGAAATATGGGTTGATCAAACAATGAGCAACAGTATAGGACATTCTGGTACAAAATTATATACTTTAAAAGGTGATTGCAATGTTTAATATGAACAGATTTAAAAATCAGAGTGTGATTACACCTTGGGATAGATTAAAAAAATATGTTTTTGAAAGTTATCCAGTTGTTGAGACTGAAACAAATGACTTCGATAAGATTTCAGAAATTGCGACAGAACATCAAGGTAAGTCAGAGTTTATTTGGCTAGTAGATCCAAGTGTAAAAGTCAATGAAAATTTCCCTTGGCATTTCAGACCATCTGATGAAAATAAGAACTATATTCACATTTTTCCAAATGTGATCCAACGTACAGGCAGTGTTGTAGGTTGGGGTAAAATTAAACTTGTACCTACAGACATTGATAGAGTACAAGGTACAATTAAAAATAAAATTAAAGCAACGTATAACGAAACAACATTTGATGTTGTTATGATTAGTTATCATGAAGCAGAAGCGGATCAAAACTTCCAAAAATTAAAACTAAAATTTCCTGACGCAAAGCATGTTAAGAATGTAAAAGGTATTGGCAACGCACACAAAGAAGCAGCATCTATTTGTGATACTCAAATGGTGTACATTGTTGATGCTGATGCTGATATTGTAGAAGATTTTAATTTTGATTATATCCCTCCTATGTCCAAGAGGGATAATACTACATATGTATGGGCTGCAAGAAACCCAATTAATGATCTAGAATATGGCTTTGGTGGTATTAAATTATTCCCACGTGAGCAGCTTCTTGAAATGGGTCATGAACTTCCAGACTTTACTGCTGGTGCAGCATTTTATCAGCCTATCAGCAACGTAGCATGTATCACAAGATTTAACAAAGATCCATTCCGTACATGGCGAAGCGCCTTCCGTGAATGTGCTAAACTTGCCAGTGGTATCCAACAAAGTCAAACACCACGCAAAGAAACAGTGGAAAGACTTGAAGGCTGGACTACTGTTGATAACGGCGGACGCTTTGGACGTTATTGTGTCAAAGGCGCACTGGAAGGCAAAGCCTATGGTGAAGAATTTGCTGATAACGTAGAGGAACTAAACAAAATTAATGATTTTGATTGGTTGCGTGAGCGTTTTGTTGAAAGTATGAAAAAGCGTATTTCTGCAGACGACGAATAAAAGAAAAAACGATTAAAAAATAAACCATTCAGGATGATTCTTGGATGGTTTTTATTTTTTGTATAATGCTTTTGTTGTTCAATTGACTTTTTACACCTGGATGTAATGGCTGTGGAAAGTTATCAATATTTGTCCAAGAAAATCCACTACTCTCTTTGTTTAATTTTTTTGGTATAAATTCTTTTTTAACTATAATAACAAAGGTATGATATGTAAATTTTTTGTCGTTACTTGTGTAACTGCTTAATGGTATAATTTTTTGATAAGCAGGAATACTTCCTATTTCCTCTTGTATTTCTCTTAGTAATGTCTCAATAGGACGCTCTAGCCCTTCGCTTTTACCACCAAAAAACCCCCAAGTGCCTGGGTAATTGACATCGGGACTTCTTTGTTGTAATAATACTCTGCCTGAATTTTTTGCTAATATCAAGCAACCACTTGCTTTGATCATTAAATATAATCCTCTTGCACTGTGTACTTGTATGAGTTTAATATGTCTAGATATATTTTATGATGCAGTTCATTCAAGTTTTTTGTATCTAATTTTTGTATACCTAGCAAAAACTCACGATAAATTTCCTGTGTTAATGGTTTGGGATTAAATTCAAAATAACATGATACTGGTATTGGTTGTTGTGTCATCCCGTTCAACATTTCATTTTGTACACTGTTTGTCATATAATTATGACTAAGTTTGCTTGTTGTACTTGGATATATGTCAATATGTTCAACATTGGGATACCATTCAGCAACATGCTCTAATACTGCTACAGTGGGTATAGAAAGCAAACTTAACTCTATTGTTATTTTAGTTTGTTTTGAAAAGTAATCGTCCAGTTCTTCGTTTGATATTGTGGGATAAAATATTTTTTGATTACAATGATGTCCGTACCAGTACATTAAATATACAGCCTCCAAAAGCCTGCCTTGTATATACCTTCATAACTGTTAAACCATTCTTCGCCATTCCATTCAAGTTGATCTTGACTTGAAATATTTGTTATGTATTGTTGTGCAGTTATGTTTTTGCTGGCAAAAACAACAATCCAAGATGATCCGTTGAACTCAATAATATCGTTTGCTGATGCATTTACGTTTGTCCACGGAGTGCCTCCGTTTATATCTTTTGTTAACAGATATCTTTGTCCTTGTGAAGCAGCTGGTACATTTCCTTTTCCTGGATATGACGTAGTCGGATCAATAACACCATCAATCGGAGGTAATGTATTTGCAGGAAGTGTGTCTTTGTCTACAGTAACAAGCAATGCGTTTTTGTCATTTGGATCAAAACTCAGTGTACCAATAATGTCGTTGTTAACATTTCCTGGATCGTCGCTCTTTCTCATTCTGATTTGACTAATTCCTGGTCTTAGCTCTCCAAACTTTTCAAGTTCATCTTCCCATGATAATAACAGTCCATCAGCAGTATTTGATCCTGAAGTAGTTAACAAGTATGCTTTGTCATTTTCAAAACGCATCTTTCTTTGTTCAAAAGTAACCACTGTATACTGAAGTGTAGATTCGTCAAATGGCAAGTCTTGTTTAAATAGATCTAAGTTTTCATCATCCAGACTGTAAAGTTCATTGATGAATGTATGAATAAGTTTTTGTTGTTTGACTTTTGCAGGAGGATTTACCAGTATAGGCATCTGGAATGTCAGTGTTGCAACATCAATAATATCGTCAATGTTACTGCCAACACTACGGCTACTCCACACGGTGTTTGTCATTTCTACGTAACTTAATGCGCTCCAGTCAACAATATTACTGCTGGTTCTTATGTTAAGTGTTGGATTAAATAGTACAAGAATTTGTTCCATTAACTGGAGTTTCTGATCAGTGTTAGATGTCCAGATATCACAATTCATAATAAGGTTGTAAGGAACTGGCATATGTCGTTCTACACTATAGCTTCTGCCTATCTCATTTAAGTACTCGCCAGTTTCTGGATCAATTCTCTTTTCTGCAACCTGTACTTGTTCTGTATAATCAGGACTTTGACGTCTTTCAGGAACCATGTTTAAGTCAGTAACATAGCAACTAATAAGAGGAACAGTATTCACAATATTTTCACTATTTTCTCTTGTTATGTGCGCAGCCATACGATTGATATCACCATATCTTACTGGTACTTTCTGATATATAGGAAAGCCTGCATTATCTTTTCCCATTTGTACACTAAAGCCTCCAAAGAGTCTGATAAATTGTTGTATATATCTGCGTATTTGTTTGTCATAAAAATATGTTGACATTATTCAAAATCACTCTTTGGTTTAATAACTTGGCTTAGTGCCTGTTTTTCTGGGAACTCTTGATTATCTACAACAGTTGTATTGTTGTTTTCAATAAACTGACTTGCGTTATATGTGCGATCACTCCAAGTTGTATCATTTTCTTTGTCATAGAGTCTATGCCAACGACTTCCACGATAAACAAACAAACGATTTGGACTAAAGTCAGTACGTACAAAGTAATCTCCATCGTTTGGATTTTGTGGAAACTGGTCGCCCTGTTCTAGTGTTTCGCCGTGATCATATTCTTCTGTATCTTCATTTGATCCAAACAAATGCTCTGCTAGTGGAATACCCAGCGGATCAGCAGCTTCTGCACTTTTTACAATTGCATTGCTGATATTCATTTCTGTCTGATAACTACTCAATTGGTTCTTTAAACTATCTGGATCACCAGCAGTACCGAGTATATCACTGTATTCTTGTGTATCTGTTAGTGGTGCTACTTTGACTCTCCATATATGTGGGAACCATGTTTGGCTGAATCCTTCACTTCCTCTCGCTGCGTCCTGTACTACATAAAATTTATTAACTGCTTCTCTATCATGGTCTAAAAGTAAGTCATCTCTCAGATGAGGCAGTTCTAAAACGTCACCAGGCATAAGTTTACGTCCAAGTCTTTCAACCATATCATTAATATGAAAACTTATAAACAAAGTATCATTTGTTAAGAATAACCCAAACTGGCTTAAATCAAAGTCATTGTCTGTAACATTATAAACACCACGTAATTCAAAAACATCTGGATCATACTTTCTGTCTCTGTTTTCCATGAACAGCAAGTCTTGAATATCTGTTTCGTCAATATGTCCTTGTGGATTTGATTCTTCCTCAAAGATATTGTCAATTTCTGTACCTGAACCATAGTTTGGTTCGCTTGGATCCTCGTTGTCTGATTGCTCTTTGGGTCCTAGGTATTTGTGTACATGCACAGCAGTACCGCCAATATCAAATTGTTCTCTGATATTACGATCCATAAACTTGTAATCATTGCCTTTGAACGGCTTGTATAAACTTAAACGTGGCATAGAACTTCCTCTTATAGTATTTATCGTTTTTGCTAAATACTATAGAGCGTACATACGTTCCGTCAACAGGGTAAAAAAATGAGCAAAAATTTTATGTATTGGTGGCTGGTATTTGTAATCCAAGTCATCCTAGTAGCAATAACAGTTTACATGGGTTCATTCCAATTTCTTTGGGATAACGATGTAACAAAACTAAGTTTTTTAACAACAGCACTTTGGATATTAACATCACTAGGGTTGGGTTTCAATATTTATTTTAAAAAACAAGATTATGAACCATTTTGGTTTATTGCAGATGCTTGTATGACAATCGGTATGATTGGTACAGTAACTGGTTTTATGTTAATGTTAGGATCAAGTTTTAAAGAAATTGATCCAGGAAACATTGATAGTATGAGACGAGTTATTGTTGACATGGCATCAGGAATGAGTACAGCACTATTAACAACACTTGTTGGCCTAATAGCTAGCTTGTTTATAAAAGTACAAATAGTAATACAAGAGTCTACAAATGAGTAAAAGAAGATACGGTAGTGGATTGGCATTCAATGACTTGTTGTTTAATGTACTAATTGGTTTTGTGATTCTTTTTGTTATTGCTTTTTTGCTAATTAATCCAATTACCAAGAAAAACGAAATACCCAGTCGTGCTGAGTTTCTAATTATACTAGAATGGGACGATGAGGCGTTTGATGATGTTGATCTGTGGGTGCAGCGTGATAATGACAAGCCAGTTGGATTTACTAGAAAAGAACAAGCACCACTGCATTTAGATAGAGATGATCTTGGCAGGATGAATGATAGAATCATGGTTGACGGCAAGGTGCGTGAGTTGAAAATAAATCGAGAAACAATGACAGTACGTGGTATTGTTCCTGGTGACTATTACGTAACTGCTCATCTCTATTCCAAAAGAAACCACAACAGAACGACAGAAGATCTAAAAGTCACAGTCACAGTTATGAAAGTTTCTCCATATCGAGAAGTATACGCTATTACCGAAACAATGGTTGAAATGAGATCTATTAAAAGATTTCCAGCATTTACTGTTGACGCAGAAGGCAATGTGACCAACGTGTTTGAACATGCTAAACGTGTAGTACCGATCAAAGGCGCTCCAGGAGATAGGTTATGATAACCAACGCAATTATATTATTTTTCATAATGGCAGTTATTGCCATATATGCTTTGATTCAAACAAGAAAAAATTATTTTTTGCTGTTCTTGTTGATTCCGTTTTTCTTGGTATCAACAATATATGCAGCTTATGCAATTTATGTTTTGCAAGGAACGCCACGAGATGGGGTTCCTAGAGGAACCGTAGAAATGGTTCATGTAATAATGCAAAAACCAGACATTCTGTTTCTAGCTAGAGTTGAAGACGACACAATCCCAACATATTTTAGAATACCCTATAATGACGAAAACAAAAAAATGATGGGAAAACTTCAACAACAGATAGAAGCTGGACAAGCGCCTGAAGGAGAGATTACTAAGAATCCAAACAGTTCGCAGTCCAATAGCGAGGAGTTTCAGTGGGATAATATCAAAAGAGAACCATTACCACCGAAAACTGCCGTTCTAGAATTGGAAGGGGTAGATCGTTCGATCATCCGAACCATTCAGCAACAGCAGACTACAGACGAGTCTCACACTGATGATTCAGATGAAAATGAGCTTACCCCTTTCTTTCCACATAATGGTGCTTTTTGATTGACAAAGTTAAAATTAGCACTATAATAGTGATATCTAACAGAGGGGAATTACAACAATGTTTAGATTTTTTACCAACCGAGCCTGGTGGCTTTGGTCGTGGTTGGGTACAGCCGCGATTTTAGGATCACTTTGGATTCAGGTTGAAATTGACGTAAAAATCAATGAATGGTTTGGGCAGTTTTATGACATGATCCAACGAGCCTTGGCCACTCCAAACAGTATTACATATGCAGAATATTGGGGAGGTTTGATTGACTTTTTTACATTAGCAGCCGTTTATGTTGGCATTGCGGTTGTAGTAAGCTATTTTACAGCTCACTATTTGTTCCGTTGGCGTACAGCAATGGTGGAATGGTATCACAGTGTCTACGACAAAGCTCGTACTATTGAAGGTGCGGCACAGCGTGTGCAAGAAGATACAATTAAATTCAGCCGTATTATGGAAGGACTGGGTACTAGCTTTATTGAAGCAATCATGGTACTAGTTCAGTTTGTGCCTATTCTATTGGGACTAAGCACTGGATTAGTTATCACTTTCTTTGGTGATTGGGATTATGGTCTAGTTACTGGTGCTCTACTATGGAGTATTGGTGGTACACTGTTCCTAATTGGTTTAGGATGGTTATTGCGTCTAGTAGGTGTTGAATACGATCTACAAAAGAAAGAAGCAGCATACCGTAAAATTCTAGTTATTGCTGAAGATGACGAAAATGTACGTCCAAAAACAATTGATGAATTGTTTCAGGATGTGCGTGGGATTCATTTTAAAAGCTATATTAGATATCTATACTTTAATATTGGGCGCATCGCATACTTACAGGCAAACGTATTGAGTGCTTATGTGTTCTTGGCTCCAGCAATTGTAACTGGTGCAATTACACTGGGTGTAATGCAACAGATTATTCGTGCATTTGGACGTGTTGAAGGAAGTATGCAATACTTGTTGAAAGCATGGCCAACCATTATTGAATTAATGAGTGTATACAAACGTTTGAGGGAATTTGAACGACAAATTAACGAAAAATAAAAGAAGCGGAGCAATGCTCCGCTTTTTTACTGATAAATATCAGTATGAAGTATGATACTCTGATATTAGCAAAGCACGATGATGCAAAAATAGAAAAAGCAAAACAGTACGGTGTTAAGCATGTGACTGTTTGTGATAATATATTGTCAGATCAATCTATAAATTTATTGATAAAGGAATCTAAATCACCTGCTATATGGATAGCAGATATTTTTGTGGATAAAAGTCAAGTAGAGTTAGAGCAATGGATTTTTGAAAAAATGCTCTACAATGATAAACTTCATTGGTGGGGATTGTCTCATACTGGTGAATATACTGAAAAGTTTTCTCCAGACAAGATAACACCATTTGCTAAACCAATTGTTATTCCTGAATTTGATAATGAATTATTTTTAAACGAAATAAAAAATGTAAAGCATTTGTTTACAAATAGACATGGTAATCCAAATGCTACTTGGTTATCTTTTACGATACACGGTGGATCTTATGACCAGCATCAGGTTAGCGACAAGCAACCACAAAGCAGTTTCCATTGGACACCCGAAGCATGTCATTTAATACCCAACATTACCAACTATTTTAAAAATTTAAATATGCATGACAAGTATGGACTAATATGCATAAAATTACTCAAGCCTGGTGGATTTATAAATCTACATATTGACAAAGGATTTAATCAGCTACCAGTAAATATTGCCATTAATAATCCAACAGAATGTATTATGCACATGTGGGATACAGATTTTTCTTATTCTGGTGTTGTTGATTTTGAAAGCACTGGTGCAGTGGAATTGAATGTAAATAAGTATCATTATGTTACTAATGACAGCGATACTGATAGATATCATATCATTGTACACAAGGAGTATACATGAAAATATGCATTATAGGTGGCGGAACATTAGGATGGTGGTGTGCCAGACATCTTGAAAGACAACATCCAAATTTTGATATCACACTGATTGAGAGCGATACTATACCCGCAATTGGTGTGGGTGAAAGCACATTACCACAAGTTGCAACATTTTTAAAAGGGTTAGGCCTTGAGGAAGAAGAATGGATGCCAAAATGCCATGCGGTAAAGAAACTAGGAAATATGAAAAGAGGCTGGACACATTTAAGTGATCAGCCAACAACTTTTTGGAGTAATGAAAACGATCCGTTTGATAAATGGGTAGAATTATATCTTGCAGGAAAAAAGACAAGAGATGATTTTGATATTGATTTAAATAAAGATAAGTCAATATATGCATATCATCTAGATGCTAATTTAGCAGGACAAGTTGTCAAAGATATTTGTGAAAAAACAAAACATGAAGTCAGGACATTAACTGAACTGCCTGAAGGATATGACTTGTATGTTGATTGCACAGGATTACGCAGACAGTTTGTAAATGATAGGTCAATGATGGATTTTGAACATCATTTGGTAGATAGAGCTTTAGTGGCTCCGTTTGAGATACCCCAAAGTCATAAGCCTGGTTATACTCAAACTATAGCAAGAGACAGCGGTTGGCAATTTATAGTTGATACTTCTAAAAGAATAGGAAGTGGTTATGTCTATAGTAGCAAGTATGAAACTGAAGAATCTGCTTTAGATAAATTTAAAGAATATACTAGTAATTTCACTTCGTATAAAAATATACAACCGAGACTTATTAAATGGAAACCTGAAGTATTGCAAAACCCGTGGAGTGGAAATGTAGTAGCTATAGGGTTAGCAGGTGGATGGTTAGATCCATTAGAAGCAAATGGTTTGTTTATAGGACAATATGGTATAACATTATTAAGTCAATGTTTAGATAGAAGAATAGGTAGTCAAGCATACAACAGAGCAATGCGTAAGGTTTGGCGTGACAATAGCAGTTTTATTTTACATCATTATATGTTAAGCAACAGAGAAGATACAGATTTTTGGCGCTATTACAAACAATTTGATGCGAGAAAGAGTCTTTGGGATAATTATCAAAAGTACGGCAATAGGTTTACAAACTTATATCCAGACAGTATCTGGGCATCTTTAGCTGTATTATACGATGAATTTGAATATTATAAGGGGAAAACATGACAATATTTTTAACTGTGATAACCTTTTTGGTTATTACCGGCATCGTATACACACGTGTTGGTTGGCGCAATGTGCTAGACAGCTACAAGCTATGGTTCAAGCCAGGCTACTGGGTTAGTTACAATGTAGTTGAAGCAATGGCGTGGACTGCCAAGGCATTGGTAATTTTACCTGCACTGATTTGGCGTGTGGAAATTTGGCAGTTGCATTTTATTACACTGTTTACCAGTACACTATTAATTTGGGCAAGTGAACGCAAACTTTTACCGACATTAGTAGCATTTAATACACTGTGGATTGGAATCAGTAGTATTGTAATTATTAGGAACTTAGTATGAAACTTTGTATTGTAGGAGGAGGAACAACTGGTTGGTGGGCAGCCGCCTACTTTGAGAATCAGTTTCCTGACTTTGAGATTACATTGATCGAAAGTGACGAGATACCTACTATCGGGGTAGGCGAATCTACACTTCCACAAATTGGTACATTCTTAAATGAATGTGGACTGACTGATGATGATTGGATGGATGACTCCAATGCGGTTATCAAGTACGGCAATATCAAGCAGTACTGGGATCACGAAACTGACAGTGAGCAAATGGACTGGACGTTTTGGTATAATGACAACAATGAATTTGATCAATGGGTAAAAGAATATCGTGCAGGCCGTAAAACCAAACAAGACATGAAGCACGACTTGTACAAGATGAGCGGTCGCCGTGCCACAGCATATCATTTAGATGCTAACCTAGCAGGTATTGTTGTTAAAAATCACTGCAAACGTGTCAATCACATAGTTGCAACACTGGACGAGTTGCCAGAAGGTTACGACTTGTATATTGACTGTACGGGTCCTGCACGTAGGTTTATCAATGATCACAAAACAATTAAACCAAGCGGACATTTGGTAAACAGTGCTTGGGTATGTCCTAAGAAAATACCCCAAGGTTACGATGTAAACTTTACACAGAGTATTGCTCGTCCTTACGGTTGGCAATTTAAAGTAGCACTACAGCATCGCATTGGCACAGGTTATGTTTACAACAGTGATATGCTGGCACATGAACAAGCATTACAAGACTTTGTTGGTTGGACTCGAGACTTGGAACCATTCAATGATATTGCTCCACGCAGAATCAGTTGGAAACCTGAGTATCTTGAGAACCCTTGGAGTGGCAATGTGGTAGCAGTGGGACTCAGTAGTGGTTGGGTAGATCCACTGGAAGCAAATGGGCTGTATGTAACAGTATATGGAATCCAAACACTGGGTAACTGCATTAAACGAGGGCTTGGAGAAAAGGCATATAACCGTAGCATGCGAAGACTGTGGCGTGAGAACTGTGATTTTATTTGGCATCACTATGCACTTACAAACAGACAAGACACACCATTTTGGCAATACTACGCACAGCAAGATGCAAGTAAAAGTGTGTGGCACAACTATACCACAAAAGGAAACTGGCGCACAAACTTCTACAGTGATGCTCTGTGGGCAATGCTGGGTGTTATGTATGATGATTTTACACATTATCAGAAAAAAAATTAAAAAAAATTAAAAAAAATTACAACCTATTGAAAACACAGAATATTTTTGTTCTGTTTTTTCTTGACCAATACGTCTTACTAGTGTAGAGTGTATATATAAGTTGTTAAGGAGACACACTATGCGAATCACAGTACAGCACATGATCCAAAATTCAGAAACAGGTGACGTAGAAGGCTTCCGTGACGTTGCTCTTGTAACATGCGATCATGATACAGTTGAAGAGGCACTAGAGTATGCATACCGTTACACAAACAATGTAATGGGCTCCTGGAGTATCAAAGAAACAGAATTTACATTGCGTGATGGTAGCACAATGGAAAACGGTGATTTCAATGATGACGTTACTGTGCTTTATAATCGTCCAGACGGAATGGGACAGCGTTCAACTATGATGGGTGATCGTATGACAGTTAACGGTAAAACATACCGTGTTGCAATGGTGGGCTTCAAAGAAGTGGAGACTGTATAATGGAAAATGTCATTGAAACAATCCAGGAAATTCAGTCACGTTTGGAACGTGAGGTAGAATGGCCCTTGACAGATCATATTGATAGTGCTACTGTAAACGAACATTTACGTGTAATTAATGCCAACTTGATGATGTTGCAATTGTTGGCCCAACAAGTTGAGGAGACTGTATAATGGATGTAATTGCACAATTAGAAGTGTTGAAGCAAGATTTCCTTGACATGCGCTACAAAGTAGAGTATGATAAAGAAGTTACTGGAGGCATTGCTGAAGGTTTAACTATTACGGAAACTATGCATTTTGTAGATTGGAATGATGCATGCAAGTGGGCAAGTCAAGTGACAGCAAGTGCCAAGGTTGCATTTAATATTCTTGAGATGCGTGGTCCTAACGGAGAAGTGGAAACCTTTTAATGGCAAAGTATGGTCCTAAAATTTATCCAAGCGAGGAAATTAATACTCGTGGACATTGGGCTCAGGAATTTGTTTGGACTGCTTTGGGTAGTAAAGGTGACACATATGAAATCAAGATGGTGGACGGGGGATTTACTTGCACCTGTCCTGCTTTTCGTAAATGTAAACACATCAAAGGTGTAGAGGAGAGTTTTAATGGCTCGTAAGACAGTTAAAAAAGTAGCAACAAAGTTACGCAAAAATCAATTGGTAGATCCCAAGTGGACTGGATTTGAAACGTGGAGTGGAGAAAAATTTCACAAAGCAAAGCAGTCAGCATCGTCATATTATTATGAAAATTATAAAATTGGTGATTTGCAAGACTTCTGTTATCAGTGGATGAAAGAAAACGGTTACGATCGAGAACAGATCCGTTGCGCCAAGGCTGATAAATCACACAGTATTACACACAATGTAGGTTATTTGTGCCGTATGCTTACCATGGGTATGCCAGACTACTTTGAACCGCAAAATGAATATTGGAAAAGTTTGGCCGGTACAACTGGTGAAATTTCGCCTGTAACTGATTGGATTACACCACGTATCGAGAAGGCAATTGAGAACGGTAAAGTTCATGTAGACGAAGCAAAAGCCAAAGCTGAGGCTGAAGCAAAAGTTAAAAATGTATACAAGCCCAGCATCAAAGAACTTATGTTTGAAGCAAGCTGTGCCATGACTGAAGAAATTGAAGAATTTGTAGATGCTTTTGATGCCGAAGACTCAGCCGCCCTCAAAAAGTTTGATCCAATCCGTAACCTACGTGCGGCAGGTGCCAAAGCTGGACATGCCCGTATTATTCGAAAGTTTTATGAAAAAGAACTTGATGAACTTGTGGAACTAAACACCAAAGTTGCCAAGCGTGATATGGATGATATGCGTGAGCAGTTGGAAGAAGGCTACAATCATTTGAGTGCTAAAGGCAAAAAGAATTTAATGGAATTGTTCCGTAAAATTGTTGATGCTTGTGATATCACTATCCTTGAAAGCAAAAGCCAGCGCAAGCCTCGCAAGATTAAAGCCAAGAGTGCAGACGATATTGTCAAGAAGTTGCAATACAAGCCAAGTGATACTGAGTATGGTATTGCTAGTGTACCGGCTACTGGGTTGGTTGGGTGTAATATTGCGGTTGTGTTCAACTGTAAAACACGCAAACTTGGTATCTACTATGCTGCCAATGTTGATCCCAAAGGACTTGGACGTGAAGGTAGTGGATTGAACGTCAAAGGTACAACTATCACTGGCTTTGATCCAGTAAAGAGTGTACAGCGAACAGTTCGTAAGCCTCAAGAGTTCTTGCCACAAATTAAGAAAACAACCCGTGCCAAAACAGTCAAGTTGTTTGACTCTCTCAAAACAACAGAGATTAAAATGAATGGGCGTATGAACAAGGACATCATTCTATTGGCAACATTTAATAATTGATTAGATAAATACTCATACTAGGAGAACAAGTATGAGTGCAAAATCAGATCTAATCAAAGAAATGGAACTTCGTTTAGGCGGAGGCATGGTTGATGTTGAACTTGATCCAGAACATTATGAGCTGGCAATATCAAAGTCAATTTTAAAATACAGACAAAGAGCTGAGAATGCAGTCGAAGAAAGTTTCTTATTTCTAGAACTTCAGGAAGATGTAAATGAATACACTTTGCCTAATGAAGTTCTAGAAGTAAAGGACATTTACCGCAGAACAACTGGTGTTAGTAGTGGTACTGGTAATGATATTGAACCATTCCAAGCAGCCTATATGCAAACTTATCTTCTAGGAGCAAACCGCCAGGGCGGCTTATCAATGTTTGACTTTGTTGCACAGCATCGCGAAACAATGGGTCGTCTGTTTGGAGCAGAATTACTTTTTACTTGGCGCCAACAAGACCATAAATTGTTGCTACATAGAAAAATCAAAGCCAAAGACAATGTATATGTTCATTGTTACAATTATCGCCCAGACGAAAATTTATTGTTGGATACATATGCAGGTCCATGGCTTAAAGACTATGCCTTTGCTCATGCAAGATTAATTCTAGCAGAAGCACGTGGTAAGTTTGCACAAATTGCAGGTCCTCAAGGCGGCACAACAATGAATGCTGATCAGCTTCGCACTGATGCACAACAAGACATTGATAAACTAGAGCAAGAACTGACATTGTACAATGATGGTTCAGCAGGACTTGGGTTTATTATTGGATAATACTTGACAATCCTAAAACCTTATGCTATCTTTAAATAAACATAAGGAGTTTCTATGAAAAAAGTTATCGGTATTTGTGGACTTATTGGACATGGTAAAGATACAGCAGCCAGTTTCCTAATTCAAGAAGGTTTTCAGCGCATCAGCTTTGCTGGTGTACTCAAAGATGCCTGTGCTAATATTTTTGGCTGGGATCGAATTTTGCTTGAAGGAAATACCACAGAGAGCCGTGTTTTTCGTGAAACTGTCGATACATGGTGGGCAGATCGACTAGATATCAAAGAATTTACACCACGCTATGCTCTCCAATATATTGGAACTAATGTTTTTCGTAATCATTTTCATCCAGATATTTGGGTAGCAGCATGTGAACGTCAGATTATGAACACTGATAAAAATGTTGTTATTAGTGACTGTAGATTTTTTAATGAACTGGATGTAATTCACAAGTTGGGCGGCAAAACTGCCGTTGTGTGGAGAAAAGACACTCCAGAATGGTGGGATACTGCCGTAAAATCAAACTTAGAACAAAACTCAACTTATATGGATACTCAATATCCAGATGTACATGCAAGTGAATGGAGTTGGGCAGGTTGGAAGTTTGATACAGAGCTAGACAATCGAGGAAGTCTTGAAGATCTAGCATTATCTACATATAAACTTATCAGTTAATTCTGTTTCAGCCTGATTTCAGGGGTTCTCGATAAATACGTATAGAACATAGTTTCTAATTACGTAATTTAGATAAAGGAGAATTCCAAAATGGCAAATCTAGTTTCACCTGGTGTACAGGTTAGCATTACAGATGAGTCAGTTTATGGTTCAGCAGGCGCAGGAACGGTACCAATGTTATTTGTTGCAACAGCATCAAATAAGGTTGACCCAACTGGCACAGAAACTGACGGTATTGCAAAATATACGAAACCAGCAAATGCAGGTAAGCCAGTTCTAGTTACATCACAGCGTGAACTAACACAATACTTTGGTAATGTTGATTTCCGTACAGTAAGCGGATCAGTACAGCAGGGTGATGAAACTAATGAATATGGTCTACTAGCAGCATACAGCTTTTTAGGTCAAGCATCAGCAGCATATGTTGTACGTGGAGATGTTGACTTAGCAGCACTACGCCCAAGTTCAAGTGAACCGGTAGGCAAACCAGCAAATAATACATATTGGCTAAACCCAGCGACATCATCTTGGGGTATTTTTGAATACAACGGCACTTCTTGGGAACCACAAACACCCCTAGTAGAACTAGTTTCAAATTCACTACCTACAACAGCGGTTGTAAATGATGAATATCTGGTAGCTGTTGACGACGGCGCAGCGCACACAAAAGTAATTTATTACAAAGGTGTTGGCGGCAACTGGGCTGAAGTAAACACAGGCATTTTTGCTCCACACTATTCAGTACCAGCATCACCATCAGCAGGTGATGTATGGATTAAAACAACACAACCAGGTGGCGGTCTAAATCTAGACATTCGTCTATATACAGACGCAGCTGGAGAGTTTGTTGTACAACCTCTTGTAAGTGTTTACCAGAATAACGGCAATGCAAGATATTTTCAAGATGGCGCAGGCGGCTTTGCAGAAGGCGGTATCGCAGGCGATTTGCATCTAGCAATTAATGACACTGGTGCTTTTGCAAACATTGATATCAAAATGCAAAACGGCACAAATCAACGTATTAATGGACCATGGACACATGTACTAGCAGATGTACAAACATCAGAACCAGTTGGTGCACCAGTAGACGGCACAATTTGGTTTGATGGCGATGTTGATGAGCTAGAAGTTTTTGAAGTAGCACTAGACAATGGTGTTCAAAAATGGAGACGTGTAGAAGATGTACAGTATTCATCACAAGCACCTCTAACAGATTCAAACGGTAATCCACTTTCAAACGGCGACTATTGGATTGACACAGACGCAGATGGTTACCCAGTAATGTACCGCCACAATGGCACATCATGGGTACTAAAAGACAATACAGATCAAAGCACAAGTGATGGTGTTGTATTTGGTGATCTAACAGCAGCATCTATCGCAGCAGGTAACTTTGTTGATCCAGCTTCAGATGCACTAGCAGGTTCACCTGATCCACTAGTATTTCCAGTAGGCATTGCAGCAGTTAACATGTGTCGCTCAGGTGGTACAGTTCGTCAATATGATGCAGGCGTAAGCACAGCATGGAAATGGCGCAACATGGCACCAAATGCAGCAACAGGCGCAGGTTCATTTGGACGTAAAGCACAACGTGCAGTTGTTGTTCAAGCACTACAGGCTGCAACAATGGGCACAGAGCTACGTGAAGAAGCAGTTTCATTCCGTCTAATTGCTGCACCAAACTATGCAGAACTAATGGACGAAATGGTAACACTGAACAGCGATCGTAACGAAACAGCATTTGTTATTGTTGATTCACCACTACGCAAAAACCCAACACAAGCGGTTTCATGGGTACAGGGTGTAAATGCAGCAGAAAATGGTGAAGATGGTCTAGTAAGCCGCAACACATATGCAGCTACATACTATCCAAGTGTACTAACAACTGATCCAGTAACAGGCGCAAGTGTTGTTGCACCAGCATCACACAGCGTTCTTTACAGCTATGCATACAGCGACAACATCAGCTTCCAGTGGTTTGCACCAGCAGGCTTAACACGTGGACAAGTACAAAACGCATCTAATGTTGGTTATATCAACGATGAGAACGAGTTTGTTCCAGTATCACTAAGCCAAGGTATGCGTGACGCACTATATGAAAACAAACTAAACCCAATTGCACGTTTTGTTGCAGATGGTATTGTTATTTTTGGTCAGAAGTCACTACATGCAGGGTCAAGTGCATTGGATCGTGTAAATGTTGCACGTCTAACAGCTTACCTAAGAGAGCGTTTTGCAGTTATTGGTCGTCCATATTTGTTTGAACCAAATGACAAAAACACTCGTACAAATGCTAAAGCAACATTTGATGGCTTTATGGCAGACATCCTAGCAAAACGTGGTGTATATGACTTCGCAGTAGTTTGTGATGAAGTAAACAACACACCAGCACGTATTGATAGAAATGAGCTATACATTGACATCGGTATTGAGCCAACAAAAGCAGCAGAATTTATTTACATTCCAGTACGCATTGTAAACACAGGCGAATTAGGTTAATAAATTTATTAAACACAAAGGCGAACAGTTAACTGTTCGCCTTTTTTCTATTATTCATATACTTAATTTTTGCTCGTATTCGATAAATACTACTAGAAGACTATGTCTTCTATATAGCTATATTGGAGAAAAATTATGGATGGTATGATTAATTTTAGTACAGATCTGGAAACAGGCGAAGTACAAAAACTAACAACAGCATGGTTATTTCAATCTCTAGGTGACATTATTGAGCTTGATGCTTGGGTACCAGAAAATGTTATCGAACAGATTGAAGAACTAAACCAAAACCCGGCAAACATTTTTAAGCAGCGTCCTTCACGTGAAGAACAGCTAGCTAACCCAAAAATGGAAGGCCCAAAAGCAGGTTGGGAATACAACTTTACACCAGAAGGTTGGGACCTACCAGCAAGTGCAGCAGAAGTAGGCGCACTACAGTATAACGCAGGTGATTATCTATTTCCACACCGCGATAAAATGAGAGCAATTCAACCAAATGGCGACATTATTGCAGATTCATTCCGCATGATTTGTCACGTAAACCACACAAACGTAAATGAATTTGTATTCATGTACGATGGTCAGCCAGTTAAGTTTGAACCACGTCGTTGGTACGCAGTAAACACACGTAAAGTACACAGCGGCTTCTCATTCGTAGACGATGTATGGCACCTATCAGCAGGTGTACACCTATCACATTGCAAATTCAACGGCCAGACAGCTGAAGAAAACCTAGCATTTACAACACAATACCTAATGGAAAAAATTCCATTCTTCCAGCCAAGCTGGAATACTAAAGGTGTTGCGTGTGAACGTAACTAATCTTAGTAGAAAAAGGCAGTATTCACTACTGCCTTTTTTTCTGAGCAGAAAAGATAAATACAAATAGCATAGATTTAATAGGAGAATTAAAATGGCTGTTTTAACAAACTTCGGACTTAATGTTGAAGGCGCAAATGAAGGCGCAACATTAATGCCAAAACTACAGTATCGCTTCCGTGTAACATTTACAAACTTGGGCGGTAATGCAGAGGGGCCATTAGTTACTAAAAACGTTGTAAGCGTAACAAGACCAGCTCTTGACCATGACGATGTAACTATTGACACATATAACTCAAAAATTCGTCTTGCTGGTAAGCACATGTGGCAAGATATTACACTAGTACTACGTGACGATGTAGACGGCAATGTTGTAAAAGCACTGGGTGCTCAAATGAGCCGCCAAGTAAACCACAGCACACAAACATCACGCCGTGCGGGATCAAACTACAAGTTTTCAATGAATATTGAAATGCTAGACGGCAATAACGATGGTAGCGAAGCAAGTGTACTAGATTCATGGGAACTAGTAGGTGCATTTATTCCAAGCATCCAGTACGGTGATCTAAACTATGGCACAAGTGACATGGTTCAGGTGACAGCGACTATCCGTTACGATAACGCATCACATACTGTTGATGGCGCAGATACACTATCAACTACTGATGCTGCAAACGATTCATCAATTTCAACAGTAGAGTCAGCAGGTCCACAGTAAACAATAAAAGGTAACAGTGGAGATGTCAGTGTTTAGAAGTTATAATGATGCGGCGGTAGTCTACGGACAAACCAGCACTGGTGATGATCAACAAACACTGTTACCGAGACAGAAGTTTCAATTCTCCGTGAGTATTAGCCACCTCCAAGCATCTGGAGGTGGCAGTGTCTTGACTACACTTGAATTGCCAAGAATATCAAGCATTGACATGCCTAGTTATTCATCAAACACTACTACTGTAAATCAATTTAATAAGAAAAAACTAGTACAAACAGGAATCACATACGATCCAATTACTCTTACTGCATATGACACAAGAGACGGTGATCAGACTGGTAGCATTGAACAATTTTTAAGAGAATATTTTACCTATTACTATGCTGGTACATTTAATGCTGATGCAGAGAGATTTACACAAAATCATGATCTTCTTAACTTTACACTTGATAACAGTGGTGCAGGTTATAAACTTCAGCAAAAGAAATATTTTATAAATTCAATTACAGTCACAAGAAAACATCTTGATGGTGAGAGCCCAGGCAATCAAATTATATACTACAATCCTATTATTTCTGCGGTACAAGGCGATACATTAGATTATAGTGACAGCGGCCCAGTTCAGTATAGAATAACATTCTCATATGAAGCTATCAATATTATTTCTGGCTCAGCAGGAACTGAAAACAGTATTATTAGAGGCGATGCACTTTCTCCTTTGGAAGACCTTGCTAATGGACTTGCTACTGGGATGACTAATGTAGGAGTCGCAATAGGGCAAGCAGCAGGCGCAGCAGCAGCACAGGCAGTTGAAAGTACAGTAAGAAGATCTCTTAATAGAGAAGAACGAACTAGATTGAATGAGTTAAAAAGATCTAAAAATGCGCTAGATGCGGTATTAGAGAGAGAAGGCCTTGGGTCTGTTGCGGCGGTGGCTGCCCAGCAGAGATATGAAGCAGCATATGCTAATTCACGTGACCTTTTCCAGTCATCACCACCTGATGCACAATCAAATGCAGATAATGCGCAAGACTTTTTTGATAGATAAATATCTATATGGCAGGAAAGTTTCAACAAGGCATCTATCAACCAAAAAACCCATCAAAATATATGGGAAAAGGATATCCAAAATATAGAAGCGGCTGGGAACTAGCAGTATTTCGTATGTGTGATAATCATCCCAACGTTTTGGGGTGGGGTAGTGAAACCCATCGTATACCTTATAAACACCCTTTAACTGGAAAAGCCACTACATATGTTCCTGACCTTTTGATGGTTTATCAGGATGCAAAAGGACAAAAGCATGCTGAGATGGTAGAGATCAAGCCCAGTAAGCAAATTATGGGCGAAGCAAGAAGCGCACAAGATAAAATGCATGCTGTGGTTAACCATGCAAAATGGGAAGCTGCAAGAGCTTGGTGCAAACAACAAGGCTTGGGATTTCGTGTTATAACTGAAAACGAAATATTTAACAAGCCGCCTCAAAAAAAGAGGAGAAAAAAGAAATGACAAAAAAATTAGAAGAAGAATTCGGCTTGCCGCCTATCGAAGATATCGAAATTCCACTTGAACAAGACGAGGAAGAAGCATCTTTGGTTGAGATTGAAGAAGAAATTGAAGAAGTTTCTGGTAACATGCAAGTTACAGATAAGATTACAGCGGCACTTCCAGTAGTACAAGGACTAGAGCAACTTGACAAAGAAATGGACGAGTATGCTAATAAAGCAATGACTACATTTGAAGATCTTTGTGATTTAGGTAAAAATGTAGAAGATAGACATGCTGCACCAATCTTTGATAGCGCAAGCAAAATGTTAACGGCAGCATTACAAGCCAAACAAGCCAAAATGGATAAAAAACTCAAAATGATTGAGTTACAGATGCGCCAGGCAAAACTAGATTTAGATACTAGAAAAGTAGACGCAGCATTAAAAGACAAAGAAGAAGAACCAGAAGAGATAGAAGGTAAATTCTTGGGTAGTAGGACAGACATGCTTGCTGAAATCATGTCAAAAATGAAAGAAAACGATAAATAGTTTATATAGGAGATCCTTTACCATGAAAACATTTACAGCTTATCTTAATGAAAGTAAGCAGTCTTGGAAGTTTTATATTAAAACTATCCATGAGCTATCTGATGTACAGAGTGATCGCATTGAAAAGCACCTAATGAAATATGATTCAACAGGACTTGGTGCTGCGAAGAAATCAATCTTACAAGCACAACCAAAAGACTTTCCTAACCACAGAGGTTATGAAGTTTTTATGTATGAGTTTACCACTAACTTACCAGTTAGCAGTTACCAAGTACAGAACGAAATCCGCAACATGTTGGGTTTAAGTGACGGTGTGTTTAAAGTAAGAGGCGAACACGAAATTGATGAAGATATTCAAGAAGACAAAGATGCTGAAAGTTTACTAGCAGATGAAGACTATAGTGAAGCTGACAAGGTAAAGGGCGAAGATTACTATGGTGAAAAATACAATACTAGCTTTGTAAAAGAACTACTAAAGCTACGAAAAGACAAGGAGAAAGATAATGAGTGATCTAGAGAGAATTCTTAACCTTGCTGGTCTTGGCAACCAACACGTAGCTGAGGAAACTGGTGAGAAAAAAATGGTATGTAAAGATTGCGGTGACGAATTTGGTCATCCAACATCAGACTGTGAAAACAGCGCATACGACAAAGATGGCGATCACTGGATCGAAATCGACATTGACGGCGACGGTGATGCAGATATCAAAGTTGCACGTGACATGAAAGATGATTTAGATGAGGCTGGATGTGATTGTGATTGTGGCCAAAGCCCATGCGCAGCATGTGGCAAAACACACCATGACAATGTGGGCGAAGCAGTAGGTGATAGTGCTGAAGCATTTTACAACCTGCAAGATGAGTTTGCAGGTGGCGAAGCAGACGGCGCACACAAAATTCTTATTGATGAACTAGTACGTTACTTGAGTGGCGACCAGATTGCAGATTTTGTTGATGATTTTAAAAGACACCACATGGACGAAGCAGTTGCTCCAGAACTAGACGAAGATGATCTGGACGAGAACGCATTTAACCAAGCAGCGGCAGCGGCAGCACGTGCCGGCAAGCCAGATTTTGAATTCAACGGCAAAAAATATAAAACAAAAATGGATAAAGCAACAGCGCACCAGCTAGATGACGATGTTCAATTCGAATCAGAAGAGGACGATGAAGAAACACTTGAAGAAGGTCGTGTGAAAGACTCAGTAATTCATGATTCAGAAACAATGTCAAAAGAAGAATTTGCTAAAAAGCACGGTAAAGAACTAGCAGACGAGTACTATGAATCAGTTAACGAAGCGCCAACAATTGACACAACACAATTAGTAACAATGCTAA